TCAAATACATTTACAAGCAACCAACCAACATCATAACTTGCATTATGAAATATTTTTGTAGCATCTGTTTTTAAAACATCCTGCATCCATGCGCAGGTTATCGACAGATCCATATTCCCACCAGCATCATGTGCGATAGGGAAGTACCATTGTTGTCCAAGTGCAGCAACTGCAAAACCTACAATGTGTCCGTCAAATGTTGCCCATCCTGGTCCTTTAGTTTTAATGTTTGGATCTTTAGTCTCTAGGTCAATTGCAATCTCGGTTGCTTTTGATAAATCTGGATATTCTGCTGGAGCTATCCAATCACTGTCATTGTATATAAAATTTAATTGATGGGTCATTGTTTCTTTCTACTTAGGGAAGTATCTTCAATCGATACAATTTTTTTAAATGGAATTCTCATTTCAAATAGAGCACAGTCAGCACAATAATATGTATGCTTATGTACTATTACTGCAACTACTTCATTACAATGTTCGCACATAATTAATTTATTTTTCTTTTTTGGCATCTTTTAAATGTTCTATTTCTAAATCACAATAGTGTTTTATTTTTTCTAGATCTTCTATTTGTTTTCCCTTGAATAAATATCTACAAACATATTTTATAACGTTTGCTTGAAATGGGTTTAAACCATTTTTTCTAATAAATGTCCAAGGTTGAATTAAAAAGTGTTGGTAGTGAGATCCCCCAATTTGTCTATCTTGTGGAAATGCTTCATCGAACATACTTTTATCTGACATAGTTAGCCTCATATTGTTTGTAATATTTTCCTAATGGAAAGTTATATTGATGGTAAGTGCCCAACAGATGGAGAGTGCTTTTAGATCTGGTGGCACCTGTATACCAAACTCTAAGTTCTTTTACTTTATCTGCTAAATTCTTTTTATCAAAGTGTGATGGGAAGTTACATTTGCTCGCCAGGACAACATTATCTGCTTCACCACCTTTTACCTGGTGTATTGTATCAATAATAATTTTTGGTGGCTGACTTAAATCTACACCTTCATTCATAAGTTTTTGAAAATACTGTTTGTCTTTGTCTTTAAATTTTCTCTTAAATACTTGATTCCATGGACCTTTTTCATCACGCATACCACACCTTAAATGTAATTCATCAAATGTAAACACTTGATTTGGGTGTGCAAAACTCCACTTTTTACTGTCCGTTGACCGGTAGCCGTGGTCTATGTTTAACAAAAACTCATACATTGTTGTAGCTTCTTCTCTAGTAATGCTACCACCATTACAAATCTTCTCCCAGTAATTAATAGCTGCAAACTGATTAGGATCAAAAGACTTATTATTTTTTTGATCTTGATAATACAGGCCAAGATTCCTTGCCTCCTGTTGGAGTTCTTTTTTTACATCATTAATTCTAGCTAACACCATCCAACTACCATCCATATCCCAAGGTACTTTCTTTAATCCATTCCAACGATACACATGTCCTTCTTTACCATTAGAATAAAACTCTTTCTGTATACGATTTTCACCCATAGAATTTAATAAACACTTCGAGAAGAAATGTATGTTCTTGTTTAATCGCACACTCTTTTTTAATACCAAAGACTTACCAGGAAACGTTTGAAATAAATTAACATCAGCACCATTCCACTCGTATATTGCTTGGTCATCATCACCTGCAATATAAACTCTCTCCACTGCACCTGCTATTTTAACTACCATATCCCACTGCAGGGGTGTCAGATCCTGAGCTTCATCTACCATTAAAACTTTAAAAGGTATTATGAGTCCATCATTAATAAACTTTTCTACCATGTCAGTAAAATCTAGTCTGTCCGGTGTCCGTTGCCCGCTTTCCATCTCCATTGTTTTAAATTCTTGATAGCCTGCAATGATAGATTTAAATTGTTGTAGCCTAACTGTCTTTCTAGCTTGTTGTTTATATAGCCATACAGGATCTACTTTCATGTTTCTTGCCCTGTCATATATTTGAAGCGACCAATTATTATATACCTTTTGATCATCCCAAGTATCTTTATAGCCTACCTTGACAGTGCCATATTGTGTATGAAACATCAGCATGTCAGCTTTAGGATCTAGTACGGGAATTTCAGCAAACTGTTGTCTGGCCAAAGAATGTAATGTTCTAAAATATGAGAAAGCATCTTCATCATAACCTTTGAACTTTTGTCTAACCCTTGCAACACACTCGTTAACAGCTTTGTTAGTAAATGATACATAACAAATTTCGTCTGGAGAGTAACCTTTCTCCAGGTACCTCTTAACCCTCTTGAGTAAGTTTTCTGTTTTCCCTGTCCCTGGTGGTCCAAATATTTTAATTGTCTTCCCACGCAGCTTTTGTTTTATTAAATTTGACATCTTTATTTTTATGCTCTGTTTGTTGAGGCAGTGCTACAACCCAATGCCTGCTACTTATGTTTTGAAACTTTTTCTTAGGCAAAGCTTTTCCTTGTTCTAAGAAACTAGTACATTCTTTTTCATTCCAATTATAACCTATTTTTTTCATAAATGATTTAAAGGTTTCTAGCTTAAATCTCATCTCTACTTCGTCCTTCCAGATGTTACCAGAATCTATTTGATCAAATTCTGTAGTGTCTTCTACATCTTCTAAGAACCTAGTCATTCTAGAATTAAATACATCTTCTCTTTCCTCACCTGCATCAAATCCTTCCATGTCTTGTTTATTAGATAGTAACTCATCTAACCAATCTCTGTACGGATCTGGATCTCTTTTAGTAGGTTTAAGTGGTCTCCAAACAATATCGTAATTTAATAATTGTTCTCCCAACAACTGCTGTTGGTATAATTGTTTAGTTGAAAGTCTAATTGATTTACCATGTATAGGTAGAATCCAATAAGGTTCAGGATAAGAATTTACTTTTAAAAGTTTACCAACCTCAGGCAATACTTCGTTTGCACCAATACCATGCTTACGTCTTAAACAAGTGCTTGATGAACAATGCATTCTAGCAATTGATGTTTTACATTTATAGGCATACTCTTTGTTTTCAACACCTTTAAATATATTTTCTAATTCTTTTGGATGTAACTCTTCTGAACAAACCTTGTTCATCATCTTACGAGTCCAATCCTGGTACATGACAGGGTCTGGATTAATTTTTTTACCTAATACTGCTACGTTAAACATAGCATCATTACGACCCTCACCTTTTTGAACTTTGTTTTTCATGAAGTTAACTACACAAGGTGGATAGTCTTTTGTTTCGTCATCCTGGAATATTTTAAGCTTTTTAAATTCTGCAGGTGTAAGTCTATAGTTAGATACAAACTTAAATAAATCTTCTATCTTTACAGAGTTAGCATTATCATCCATAGCAACTCTCGTTGTCATGTGTGCTTTTTGATAAGGTAGGTTTACAAAATTACCTTTTCTTTTTTGATTCCAATCTTCAGGACTTAAATCTACTTCATCCTGTGCAGGATAAATATCTGTTGTAGTATCATTAACACCAAGATCTGATGCAAGCTCAATTAATTTTTTACGCATCAATGCAGCAGGAACTACACCGTCAATAAATAATATTAAATGGAGTCCGTTGGATTTTGATCTGAATGGGACGAGTGGGTATTTCCTTTTCCGTATAACCGATATAACGTCCTTATGCTGTATATTATAACGATCAACATCGATGACCCCCCAACTGCATGTATTATCATCTCGAATGGGAACTGATCCATAGTATTTATCTCCTTTTAAATGTTGCGACCAATGTTCTTTGGTCATGGGTTTTGGCTCTACCCAATGTCTAAATTCTTGTTTCCCATCCCTGTCTCGTTTGTGACCTAGAGGTTCTGAAGCACCAAAATATGTAGAAGAGCCCTGGAAGAGTTCTATAAACTCCTCCAGGGTATTGTCAAGTAGGGCCATATTAGAATGGTGTTTTTTCTACTTGTTCTTCTTTACCGTGATTAACTCTGACTGCCCCTTTTTTACATGACTCGTAAAATTCAAAGGCTGCTTTGATTGTGTCTTCGCTCTCCACTGTACCAGTATGCTCGATCTCCCAACCATACCAAGAACCTAAATTGTTCTTTTCTAGAACAGTTTTAAGTGAGTACTGTTGAGTAAATGGTGCAGGTCTAAAAAAACCTTTACCATCTTTTTTCTTCTGTCTCAAAGACATCATCATTGAATTCCATTTCTTTGATTTCTTTCTTTGAGTAGATTTCATAGTAATCATAGCCGTAGAAGATTTTTCTTCTTCAACAACCATTACATAATGAGAGGCTGTCTCCTCTATGTAATTACCATTTTCGAGTCTGTCCTTACCATCGTCACCTCTGGTAGTCTTACTCATTATATCCGAATCAGACGCATATACATTTACAGGAGCAACAGCACCTTTTTCTCTGTCTCTCCATTCAATGTACTCCAATTTATAATAACAAGGTATAACTGTAATACCTTCAGCGCCATTATAAAGTTCATCTGTTACGGTGTTATATATCATTCCAGGTCTTGCTTCAGGGTTAAACTGACTATCACCTTGCGTAACTTGTGGTGATAACTGTCCTAGAACTTTAAGAAATGGTAATGCTAAACTCTTTGAATCTACATTATCAAATCCTGCATCAGCAAATTGCTCAATATTTACATTGGCAATTGCACCAGCTTCTTTTTTAATCGATACTTCGTTCGATTGTCCGTCTTTTATCTTCATATTATTACCTATTATTTGTTAGTTATTTTCGTTTTATTTGCGATGTATACACCGAACAAATCAAAAGGTAGTTCTTTTCCACCCTCGACTTGCTCTTTAACAAAAGCCTTTAAAGTCATAGGTTCAACTTTTTCTTTTTTATTATAGTTGAATCCATGTTCCTCACAGACCTTTATCAATTCAGAGACTTCGTTGTCTTGTCCTCTGTTGAATGAAGCGGTAACAGTGTTCTTAATAATATCTTCAAACCCCTTACCTCTTAACCAACTGAAGGCCTCCTCAACTCTTGATTCAGGAATTTTTGCTGCATAAAACGGCTTTACTTCTACAGTAGAACCATCACTTAATTTCAACAAAGATACACCTGCTTCCTGCATCATCTCTGGAATTATTCTCTCTTCCATATCTCTAGCTTTTTGCTTAAGAAGAGAAAGACTTTCCTCGTCTTTTTCAATTTGTTTCTTTAATGTGTTGAACTGATTGCACTTATCTGAGATAGACTTAACACTATCTTGGCTAAGATCTATATTAGACATTTTTTCAATATCTAGTTTTTCCATATTTCCTCCTGTTGGGGTTCTTAAATTATTCGTTTGATCTTTGCAAGAAAAAAATATAAAAAGTTTTCAGATGTGGAAATACCCTTATAAGACCCAGCCCTACGAGCATCAAAAAAATGCTTTATCTCAATCTGCTGAGAAAAAAGAATGGGCATATTTTATGGAAATGGGTACAGGCAAAACTAAAGTAACTATAGATAATATTGCATTTCTTTACTTTCAAAGAAAAATAGATTCTGTTTTAATTATTGCACCTAAATCAGTTTATACAAACTGGGAGTCTGAGATAGAAACCCATATGCCAGATGTTCTTAAATATAAAATATATAAATGGAACATAGATAAACAAAAAGATTATTTTAAAATGGACGAATCATCAGATTTAAAAATATTTTTAATTAATGTAGAAGCTTTATCTACTAAAAGAGGTTATCAAGCTTGTGTAGAATATTTACTCAAAAATAGATTAAATTTTGTAGCACTGGATGAATCAACCACAATAAAAAACCGATCAGCAAAAAGAACAAAAAACATTTTATCACTATCCAAAGTATCCCATATAAAGCGTATATTAACAGGATCCCCAATAACAAAATCTCCATTAGATCTATTTACACAATGTGCTTTCCTAAGTCCAGAATTATTAGGCTTTCACAGTTATTTAGCTTTTAGAAATAGATATGCTGAAATGACCGACATACCTGTAGGTTCTGGTAGATATATTTCTATACCTAAATACTACAAAAGATTAGATGAGTTGGAAGAGAAGATGAAGTCTTTTGCAACCAGGATTCGTAAAGACCAATGTTTAGACCTTAAACCTAAAGTTAGGTCTAAAAGATATATAGAATTAGAAGGTGATGGTAAAAAAATTTATGAACGATTGAAACATCACGCCTTAGCTATTGTTGAAGACAGTACGATATCTTTTTCTAATAAACTTACTGAGATTATTAAACTTCACCAGGTCTGTAATGGTTTTACAAAAAATGATGATGGTGAAATTATGCAATTACATAAATCTAAATTAAATGCTTTAGATGAAATTCTTGAAGAAACAGATGGCAAAGTAATTATCTGGGCTAACTATTTATATAACATTCATGAGATAAAAGATTTCTTAACAAAAAAATATGGACAGGATTCAACGGTATGTATTTATGGGGCCGTTGACGTTGAAGATAGACAAGATGCCGTTAAAAGAATTCAAGAGGATGACAAAACAAGATTTCTAGTTGCTAACCCAACTACAGGAGGTTTTGGTCTTACACTAACTGCTTGTAACACAGTTATATATTATTCTAATAATTATAACTTAGAAGTGAGAATGCAATCAGAAGACCGTGCTCATAGGTTGGGCCAAAAAGGCACTGTTGTTTATATTGATATTGTAGCCAAAGGTACATTAGATGAAGCTATAATGAAATCACTTACTAGTAAAGGGCAGATTGCTGCTAAAACATTAGGGGAAGAAGATCTTAAGAGTTGGTTGCTGTAAGTTTATTGTATTGTTCAACTCTCTCCAAAAACTTATCTCCGTATTCTTTCAAATCAGATTCGTTTAATTTAAATTCTTGGTATTGAAGATCTCTTGTGCAAATAGATATTACGCCTTGTTCTATTGGTCCGTAGTTTTTTGTGTGTGCTAAGTAATATGCACCTAGTTGGTATTTATAATCCTCAACCCACTCTTCTTTTTTAGGTCTGTTAGATTGTTTCCAGTCTACGATGCTAGGTTTTCCGTAAGCAACACAAGATAAATCTGCCGTGCCTGCAAATTTATTTTCATATTCCAAACTTATTTCATTGCCCCACACCTCATCTATTTTTATATTTTCTAAAATAGTTTTGGCCATCATTCTAGGTTTTGTGCCCTCTTCTGTAGCGTTGTAATAACCTTGTCCTGTCAAATGATACTCAAGTACCTGGT